GCTAGCGGAACAACGTTTCTCTGGCGATACTCTGGTTGCTTAAAGTAGTTTATGTCTTCGACATCATCTAACAAAAGGCCAGCAGCCTTGATTACTTGACCAGATACTGCTGCGGCATTTGCGTATTCGCAAACTCCGTTAGCGTATGGTGTGTAAGCAAGGATTCCGCCTCTTTCGGCTACACCGCTAACTGAACAATCAATTAGCGTGTGCCATACTTGACGAGCTTCTCTTAATGCCATGTTTCACCTCATTGAATTGGATTAAAACCATCTTTTGGTTCAGTCTTTTCAGACTTTTTTCCGTAACCAGTAATTTCAGAAGCTAAAACTCTAAATGGATTAGCTTCTGCACCCTCATCACCAACCAATGAGGCTCCAGCAAAATTGATGCTATCTTGCTCCTCTACGTTTTCGAGGACTTCAGCAGGATCGTTTGTGGTCGAGCCAGCAATCTTGTGACGAGGTGTTTTTATTGATGCGGGATTTACACCACTGTTAATGGTGTGTCCGCCAGTCGGAGGATTGATAATGTGCGTTTCTACGCTTACCATATCGGCACCTTCAGACTTTTTCTTTTGGAGAAGATCTTTGAATGCATTTGGTCCACCCTTCTTCATCTTCATCATTTTCATCTTCATCATTTCTTCTTTGTCCATGGCCTTTTTGTCTTCCATTTTTTTGGCACCCTTGGACAATTCAATGACGAGTAGTTCTTGTTGATCTCTCCAAGTTTCGTACTCTTCGTCGTTTAACTCTGAAGCATGCGAAACAAAGAGGTCTAAGGCTTCGGCTGATAAATTTTCTCCAAATAGTGTGCGAACTTCTTGCTCGCGAACGATTTGAACGGCCTTGGCTAATTCACCCTCTAGCTCTTCTGCACGCTGAGCACGAGATGATAAATGGGCGTATGACTTTTCAAGCCAAGACAGCTTAGCTTGGAAAACTGCATCACCAGTTTTCTGGGCAATTGCTGAGTCAATTGCAGCAATTTCAGGAGGCGTGCTTGAAGTAGCACCTGCTGCTGCCTGACCAACCAACTCATCGACAGCCTTATTAAACTCGTCGATTTTAGTATTAAGAGCGGTTATTTGATTGTCTTTGGCAGCGTTCATTTCGCTCAAGGAGTTAACTTGTTTTTCAAGTTCGCTAACTTTTTGCTCTGCAACGGCAGCTTTTGAACGCAACGTTTCGGTTTCTGATGCTTTTGCACGTTCTTGATCTCTTTTTTCAAGAACTTCGCTAATAGCTACTTTAATGTCGGTATTATTTTGAATGTTCATATAGTAATCTCCAGTCAAATTTGACTTTTTGTTAGAAGCTTCAATTTCTTGTAGTCGCTGTAAAAGAACTTCGATTTGATCATTTGAGTAATCGCTTACTTGGTTTGGCTGTCCAACGTCAGATATAACAGATCTTTTATTGGCTGGTTTCGAAACTAAACCACAGCCTCCAAACGTAATCGATTTAAGGACTCGTCCTATTCGCATTTCTTTCCCAGCTTCTGGGTCAACGTATTTCCCAACCCCGTGATAAGCACGCAAATGCTTGTCTAGAAAGTTGGTGTTCTGATTTCTGGCAATTATTTTTTCAATTTTTTCGTTTGCATTATAGAAGCCATAATCATAATCATCAAACCACGCTTCCATAGAAACAAAAAGACTGCCAGTTGCGGATCTTTGTTCAACTTCTCTAGCTCTATCTGGATGAATAAGCTTAAAAATAACCGCTTCTGTCCAAAGATCAAAGTCTTGATCTGGAACCTTATCGCTACTCATGTCAAGCAAGTTGTCATTTAAATCTCTTGCTTGTACTGTATAAATTACACCGACTATATCTTTATCTTGATGCTCCCAGTTAAAAGGCTTTAAAACTGGAGTGTGTCTAGCCGCCCAAGCTTCTTCTCTTGTAAAGATGTCGTCATTTTCATTGATTCCAGCCCTTGTTCCGGCTGAAACTAAACACGATCTTAAATATAAAAGATCTATTTGTGGCTTTATTTCAAAGCCATATTTTTCTTTTATTGGGCTGGCAATCGCTTTAAAGGTATCACTATCGCCCTTAATTAATTCGGCCTTTGCCTGTAAAATTGTTTTATATTTGCTCATGTTTATACAATAAACTAAATTTATGATTTTTTAGGATGGCCAGATGGCAAAAGATCATTATCTTGGACGTAATTAGGATTTGACGGCCTTCCATTTTTAACTAAGTATAAAAAAGCATTTACACGAGCCATAGCCCAGCTACTTCTTGATTGTCCGGGCCTGTGCGAAACTGAAAACGCACCAGCCCCCCTTCGCCAAACAGCCTTTAACATACCCAAGGTAACTTTTTTGGACTTTTCAGAATATTTGCTGTTGTGTTCTTGAGCTTTATTTTTTAAAGCAGATTCTTGCTCTTTGGACAGCTCAATTCCGCCGGAAGAGTCTTTTGCACTTCCCGGCTTATTTTTATCAGAACCCTTTTTTTGATCTTTTGGTGGAGCTGGAGTTTTTCTTGGGTCTTTTTTGGGTGGTTTTCCCATTTGAAGAGCCAAAGATTTTTCTAGAGCATCTACAAAAGTAGAAACTTGAATACCTTTGTGACGATCAAGTTTTCTGAAAGACCAATCCATCACGTTCCTTCTGTAAAGATCGTTCCAGTAATGTCTATTCCGCCATCAGTTTCATAGACTCTTTCAACGGTTGATCTAGCAATTCCGTCTGGAGATGTGACAGTGTACATCATTTTTCCCCCGGGGGCGGATGGAGTACCGACGCCTCCACCGGACGTTACTGTAAATACTGCCTTTTCAACGGCTCCATTCCCGTTTGTGTCAACTGCACGATCAGTCGATCTTTGCATTGAAGATCCAGAAGTTCTCATCTGAATCACATTTATATTATTTGTGAAACCTGAATTTAGATTAGCTGCCATGTCAGACCTTCCTTTTATTTTTTTTCTTTTTTAAGCCACCGCCATCAGTAGGTTTTTGTGGCTCTTTCATAGGATTTGTCATCGGCATTGCTTCTTCTTGTGCTGCTAAACGCATCGCAAAAAGTTTTACATTTTCTCCACCGCACTCATCACAGCACAAATCCTGATCTTCAATGATTGAAGCGTTAACGAGAGTGGGATCGATCTTTAAAAGATCTCTCTCGTCAACAAATGTCAATCCGTCCCATTCGTCGGACTGAGCTTTTTTAAGTGCTTGTGGAGTTGGTCTATCTTTTGAACCAACTGGGGCTGGTTTATAATTTTTCCCCATTCGTTCTTTTTTCTTTTTAATATTATACCAAAGGCCGTTTCCTGCTTCGCTTTCAAAGCTTCCTTTTGTATAATCAGTAACTGACTTTTTAGCTTCCCACATTTTGCAACTCCAGTAATTAGCCTTCCATTTTGGCCCCGGATTGTCACAACCATGACGGGATCTAAAATTTTTACGTCTATTTGGATCATCTCGTTTTATTGTCATATTCGGGTCACCAAAAGTAACCTTAACGACATTGCCCTTTTCATTTTTTACATAAACACCAAACTTTTTTCTACTTCCGCTTGGCAATCTAAATGGCTTATTTAATGTCTTGCCTTTATTTTCAGCAGACTTTGCTACTTTATAAGAAACACGAGGAGTCTCTATCGTAGAGTCTTCTTTCTCATCTTCATCTTCTTCGCATTCGCATTCATCGCCAACACACATACATATCATTTTAGGCTTTTCGAAACGAGGATCTTTTACCTCTGGTAAGCTACTTTTAGCTTCAGAGCGTCTATTTTCAATAATTATTTTAGCTAATTTTGAATCAATCTTCATTTTTCTTAAGCTTTTCTATAAGTTCAGAACGGCGAGCGACTGAATTGTTAGAAGTCATAACTGTTTTTAAAACTTCTTCTTGAATCATAGCTGGTAGCATATCAAACTCATTGGGCGATAGGCCAGAAGAACTAAGTCTTTCAGCGACCTTAGAAGCTTCGTCTAAAAGATTTTGATGCTTCTTAATAGAATCCATTAATTGACTAGAAAGAGCCTTTCGGCCTTCGTCATTTTGAGATTGCTCAAAAAATATTTCAGCCGCCATGCTGGGTCTTTTAGCTGGAGCGGCTTTATTTTCTACAACATCTGCTGGATTTTTAATTTGGCCCTTTTTTAGTTCTGGCGGTGTTTGTCCATCGGACAAGGCAACTGTTTTAACTAAAGAAGGGTGTTTTTCTTGAATGGCAGAATAAACTTCCTGTTTTAGTTCTGCCAAGGTTCCGCTATACCAATATGGAACCTGTGCCAGCTTTGAAGCTCTTGAAAAAGAACTAACTGCCTGAGCTTCGGTTATAATTGGAAAATGCTCTCGACTATCTAAAAGCTTAATGGAAGCTTTGCCAGCAATTGTACCACCTCTCTTGGTATTTGATGGACTTATTTTATTAACAGAGCCGCCAAGTGTTTTACCTAAGTTATCAAAAATATCTTGATAGGACATGCCTTTTACCTTAAAGTGTTCAATTTGTTGCAACCGCGTTATTGCTTCTTGTTTTGATTCAAAGCATCCTAAGTTGCGTGATCCGTCTTCAGATAAGACACACCACTTAGATTCTTTTTTAACAATTTTAGCCAAAGATTTATACATCCAAGTTTATATTACTCTAAATTAAATGATAATAAATTTGGTTTTTGATTTATGTGTTCCATAATGGCCTTTTGAGTCCATGCTGAAACCATAAACTGTCTTCTCATTTCGCGAGTAGGCTCTTTGCCAAAGTTTTTACTATAATGAGCAATTTTATTCGTGTAACTTTCTAACACATCAGCTTTAATTTTTAACGCAGCATCTGAGTTTAACATGTGTGAAATAAAATCGTCTGGGTAATCTTTTTCTGCCGCTGGCATATGCGAAAAGACATTATAAATTAATTGCTCTAGCCTTTCTTTGTCTTCTAATCTTAACTGCTTTAAGTTTTTTAAATTAGGATTTTCTCTGGCTCTTGCTCTAAGTAACCTGTCTCCGCAATACTCTTCTAACTGATCTAACAGCATTCGGCCTTTATGACTAAGAACTTCGTTAAGCTCAAGTATGTTGGCTATGCCCTGACCCTTAGGACTTCTTGGGTTAGATTGCTTTCCAGTTGGACCAGTTGCAGATCCCGGAGGTCTTCCATTTGCAGTCTTTGGCTGTTTATTGCCAGCCCCAGAAGCAGCAGGAGGAGTTTTAATAAAGGGGCCTCTTGGTTCCAAAACATTCTCTTCACGAATTTGATCTTCTTCTTTGAGTTTGCTAACTTCAACGTCAACAGATGTATTAACTTCCTGTAAAACTGTATCAGCCGATATAATGTTTCGGTCGTATAGGCCGAGCAAGAACGAGTGTCTGGCTTTGTCGTCTTGGAGGCTTGTGTAGCCAAACCTAATCTCTGGCAACTTTCTAAATCCCATTGCATCCGCAATGGTCTTAAGTTCCGCCATCAACCAATTAAGAACTCTTTCTCTTGCAGATTCTAGTTTTTCCAGAACTCCAGCAACTGCAATATAACTGTTAGAGAAGCTACCGCCTTTGCCACCAAGTAAAACTTCTGGAATGCCTAGTGCAGTTAATATGTCCCTATCGGCAGATTCGTGCTTGGACATATCAAACAATCCCTTGACATCAGCTTGAATAACTTCTGCCTTTATGTTGTCATTCCACAAAATATTCATGGTTTGACCCGGCTGTTGAAGCATGTCAGCAAGTCTTTCAAAGTCTTCGTCACTTGCTGGCATTCCATCTTTTATGTTTCCAAGCTTAAAAAGAAAGATTGAGTTAATTACGCTTTGGCAAGCTCTCATTTCCATGTTACGAAGACAGTCTTTAAATGCCAAAGTTCTAAGTGCCGGGTAAACAAATGGCACAGCCCAGTCAAACCAATCAAACTTGCCGGGAGCTTGAATAACAGCTAACTCATCTTTGGTAAGCATAACTTCCGCCGCATAACCAGCACTGCTTCCCTTGTATGGCTTTACTCTATTTGCGAATTCTGTTGGCAAGTTAATTTGGGTTGTGCCCAAATCAACCCTGTAAGAGCTTTTTAATCCATATCCTTTGGCTATGTCCATCGTGTCTTGTTTGTCTATGGCCATAACCCAATAACTCTCTCCACGAAGCTTTTTGCCCCTTAGCTCCATTTGAAGCGGATTCAAAAAGGTATAAGCCCAAGGGATCTTCTTTTGATCGTTTTCAGGAGAAGACTCTTCAACTCCAGAGGGCACATCAGCTGCAACTGCCTTGCCGCCAACCCTTGTTTGGTTTTTTGACAAGTACCAATCTATAAAAGAACTTTCTCTTCCTTTTACAGTTGTATCTTCTGTTTTTCCTTTAACCACAAGTTGATCTTCAATTAGCGAAGCTGCTTCGGCCCTTTTCATTGCTCTTTTTTCGTCTTCTTGAAGCGTTGCCCATCTTCTATGAACAAACACATTTCCAGAGACGAAAAGGTTTAAGAACATGCTATGTACACGCTCTTTAAGTCCGACCTTAGTCGCCCATGTTTTATAAAAATTTCTGACTGACTTATCTTCGTGCTCTATCGTTAACCCTTCGGTGGCAAAATCAGCATAAAGATCTATAATATTTCTAATAATTCCATATTCTAAATACGCTGTTGTACATTGGGCAACTATGGCATGATTAAAAGAAGAGTTTGATGAAAATCTTTTTAAGTGTACAAATCCGCCGCCACCTAGCCCGCTATGGACTCCAGAATACATTCTGCCGAATCCGTTGATTAATCCCGTGCCAAAGTAATTGCCCGGACCAACAGCTTGATAAGAACTTCCCGGGCCCATTGTGCCCGCCCAATAGTCATTTCCTCCTCCAAGAACGCCTATTCCATTAGTGCCGACACGTCTTTCTACGCTATCGCCTAAGTTACCATAAAAATAGGCATTAGCCCTGTTGGAACGGTTTGTAGCGTGCAACATTGACTGTGCAGACGCAGAAAGCGGCTTTTTACTTTCGTCACTAATATTCATATATTACTCCCAATTAATTGCAATAAATCGGCCTTATTTGAATACACTAATAACCTACAGAGCCCTTTCTGCGATATGATCCCCTTGTATAAGATCTTTTTAATGGGTTTTTGCTAAAGCTAGATTGTGGCTTATTTGCTGAACCCATGTAAACCCTCGCTGCATAATTAGCAAGCATTAAAGCAGACCAGCGGTCTCTTCTTCTCATGTCAAGGCCTTCTGGCTGCTCTGATAGGGTAGGAAGTTCGAATTTTTCTACTCCATTGGCAGTAACATATCTTACAATTGCACAAGTTTCATTTTTACATTCTTCAATATGAGAATATATTCCAAACTGTGGCTCAAATTTTTGTCCAAGCTCTTTTGTAAGCCTATTAGCTTCCCATTCGTCCATTCCCCAAGCGTCATATCCAAGCATTTCTTTTTCTCTCGCTGAAAGAGAGTCGTGTCTGTTAAAATGCGTTGCGGATTGTCCATATATGGCAGACTCGTCCGCCCTGTCTGGGAAAAGGATATTGCATTGCTGGATAGCCGCCTCTACTGAGTGTGCTGCTTCAGAGATCCATTGGGGAGAAAAGCTTACCAATTCGACAATTTTTTTTCCGGGGAATGATAATATTTTTTTATCTTGTATGTGATCAGGAATCGGCCACAAAAGTCGTTCTTCATTGCCGTCTATGCCAGTTTTAGACAACCATTCCAAAACAGAGTCTCCGCCTCCGCCCTTGTCCATGGCAATGTATTGAACGTTAAACCTGCTGCAAATTTCTCTAATTTTTTCAGCGGATTTTGCAAAGTCTGTTCTGTCCCATGCATTGCAATAGACCAACTCTTTGCCCCTAGGCGTAAGTTTTAAAACAACACATCCAAAGTTGTCGTTCCATCTTGCTGGGTCAAGGCCCATGACATAAATAGATCTTGGATTACCATACAGTTCAACCTCGACTGGTTGATCTTCTGGAGCCCTTGGAGTCGCTTGTTCAATCCAAGATCTTTTAATAAATCCGTCAGAGTCATCTGGAAATGTCGCTTCATATTCCATCATAAATCTATGACGCGGGAATGCGGCTCTATCGGATCTAATGTTATCTTCGTCCAAAAACCCTTCTGGCAAGCCCGTGTATGGCAACTGTAAAATGGAATAATGCTTCCATGTCGAGCACATTCTGGCTATATCATCAGAAGCTATAACTTGCGACTTTCCAGTTGATTCGAGGGCTCTTTGTTCTAATGTAGCCTTTAATTTTTGTGGATCGCCCTTAGAGGCGATAAATGCTCTGTAAAGATGATATCTTCTATAAAAATGATTATGTTTATAGGATGGCGTTCCAGATATGACGATTTGGTTTCCGAAGTCTTGGGTGTCTTCAATTAGCTTAATTACTTCTTGAGGTGCCCCCATTTCTTTGATTCTTTTGATAAATCTAGCAACCATTGCTCGTTCGGCTGGGTTTGCATGCACAGCGGTGAACGGTTTAATTACGATATCAAAAATTTCTTCTGGAATTGACGAGAATTCGTCGGCTATTAGAACAGTAGCTCTTTCACCTCTGATTTTTTCGCCATCCCCGATAGGAATTGCTTTTATTGAGGAAAGGCCAACTCTGAAAGTGGCCGCATCAGAACCGTGCTTGGGACCGCCCCATTGAGATAGAGCTTCTTTAATTATTGGAGAAGCTTCATACAATTGTTCAATATATTTAAAAACAAACTTTGCTTGTCTAAAGCCAGCACCGACTATGATTATTTTAGAACCCGGAACTAAAAGAGCCCTTAGTAAGCAATACAAAGCTAATATGAAAGTTTTCCCCGCACCTCTAGTTGCTATAACCATGGGGAATTTTTTAGACCAAAGCATATCAAGAATGACCATTTGGAAAGCCTCAAGCTTTAGAGGCTTTCCTTGCTGGTTTCTAAAAATTTTTTCAACCA